TCATCGTCATCGTCATCGTCTTCTGCTTTCTTCTTTTTCTTTTTGCTCTTCTTCTTCGGCTTTGGTTCGTCGTCTTCATCATCGTCTTCATCATCATCGTCATCCGCATCATCCCAATCATCTTCCTCTTCATCCTCTTCTTCGTCTTCCTGCTTCTTGCCTTTCTTTTTTGGTTTCATCAATTCGTCGATGTCGATGACTGACAGACGTTCCTGGCCTGGAACTTTGATCTCAGCAAGTCCGCGCTTTCGATTCAATCGTTTGATTTTGCCGTTCATGCGCTTGCCACGATACACAAAGTCTACCGAGTCACCTTTGCTCCATTCATCTTCATCATCTGCATCTTCATCGCCATCCTCATCTTCTTCGGCATCATCTTCATCATCTTCTTCGTCGTCATCTTTTGCTTTCTTTTTCTTCTTCGGCTTGTCATCGTCGTCCTCGTCATCATCTTCATCATCACCGCTCTGCAGAAATATCTTCTTCAACTCGTCATATTCCAACTCTATCGGCAGCGATTCAAGATCAACAGCCTCTTCTAGTAATGCTTCGTCGAGCGGCTCAGACCGCTTCTTGAATTCAATGTCGGAGAATTCGATGTACTTCTGTTTGCCCATCGATTCTTCTGAGCCAGTGATTCGTAGCGTTCGGCCCTTCGTTGGATGGAAGAATTGATTCAATCGTTCTCGATCCTCATCGTCTGCCGTCCTGATCTTTTTGTCCAGATGTTTGCCGAAGTTGTGGAATGAGATTTCAAAAATCTGCACTCCCTTTTCCGGCTCACCGTGATCGAAGATGTTGAACAATTGCCGCTCTTTGGGATAGAGCGACTTGACTAGCTTTTTCTCTTCCTCCGACTCTGCTGATTTCTCTAGCTTGATCCGATGTTCACAGACCGGACATTTCTTGCCAAACGTGCGCTGCAGGCAGCAATACGAATTGTTGTCCGCTCCAATCCGCGGATGGATGAAGTAAGTCAATTCGTAGTAATAGCTGCCTTTCTCTACTTTCTTGTTCGGATTGCGTTTGCCTACTTTGTATGGAATGACTTCGATCTTCCACGTTCCTTCTTTCTTGGGGCCGAAGAACGAGACACCTTCCGGCACGGCAATCGCCGTTCGTTCACCAACCCCCTTTCGAAATGCGAGCCGGTCGCTCGCGGATGCAAACTTTTCCTTCTTCTCTGCTCGGCTTTTCTTGCTCATTTCGTAAATCCTATTGATGGTGTTTGGGCGAATTAACTTTCAAGAACGATGCCTGTGCCTTTTGCTGGGAACCTTTGCCTATGTACGATTTTCTTATTCTCGCTAATGAAGTGCAGAACTAGAACCGGCAGATGATCCACACTTTGACGTTCGTAAGTTACGCCAAATCCAGGAGATTCAAAAGTCAGTGGATCAGTATTATCAAAATCTATATGCTCTGCAGGTCCGCCGTCCTTCGATGTTTGAATCGGCACTCTGACTATTGCTTTCATGCTAATCATCCTCATCGTCAAGGTTAATGCCTCTACGACTGTTCTTTGCAATCTTCTCACTTGCCCTTCGGCTGTGCTTGCTTTCTCTAGGCTCGGCATAGAATTCCATACCCAGCAATTGAACTCGACCTTCTAATGCTCCTTTCCGGTGATGGAGTGCGGTTACAAGGGCTTCGACGTAATCCATTTCATGCTTGCGTTTGTTCATCCTCCTGACTGCTTTTTGGTAATCTTCGTGGGTCACCACAGCAAATTCAACTGCTTTATCTGTCGCCTTTTCCAAACCGAAGTTCTCTGGCTTCTGCCTGCATTTTAAGTTAAGATTTGCCTCTACAAGATCGAGCATTGCTTTTGCTTCGTTGAACTTCAATCTGGCATCTGCTAATTTCCGACCTGCTAGTAGCATCTTCTTCGGCTGCTTCAGCCACTCTACGTCCAGTTGACTATCGTCAATATCGATGACAGAATCCATCAAAAACCCTCCTCTTCGTCTTCCTCAGGCTCATCATCTGCAAACATTTCGCTGTCATCTAGCAAGTCAAGACAGATCACTGACTCTGTGGACGTTTGGTTGAAATCGTATGAAACACGACAATATGTTGGTTCTGGTACACAATCCAACATTACTGCATTACAGGCAAAATCCGAATGCTTTGGATTTTTGCATACTTCAATTACTTCCAACACAACAGCCCGCGCATGACTTCCACGATGGGCTACTAGATCGCCTACATCAAATGAAAGACTCATAATCACTCCTCGATTCTAGCAATGGTGACAGAAAACGAAACACTCGACACAGGATAGACCCACGTATCAGGCGACATTTTGAGAAGTATGCCTGGGGTAGGGCTGATCTGGATCGCCCATATCGGCTCAGGCAAATCTAGCGCTTGAATCAATCCAGAATGCACAACAGCAATTTGATCTAGGTATGGGCTGTTCACCCAATCTGGTGATTTGGCAAATCGTGCAGGATCGAGTCGGGTCGGCTGTTCTCGGACTCCATACAAAGCATAACTACTATCGGCAGGTGGGAATACCGGATCAACCCGCATGAACAAACAGCCGTTTGGATTGTCTTCAAAGATTGTGCCTGTACTGAGACTCCCTACTGTAGTTCCTTTTTGCACAGGCACAACAGTTCTTTTTGTTTCAGGCGGATTCGCACCGATTGCCAGGAAAGACATGGACAGCAGAACGATCAAATACCTCATCGTCGATCCTCCCTTAGAGTATATCGGTTATTTCCTTCCAGCGTGAACTACGTCGAAACAGGACGCAGCGAGTCCGGCCTTGCCGCAGTCGTAGAAGTTTTCGCGAAATGCTTCTATGATGATGTATGATCTACTTGCAAACTTACCGCCGCCTAGAAGCACTTTGACGGCGTAGGCAAGGATAATTCGCCTTACCGTCTCAGGCTCCTCATCCACCACTTCAACCAACTTGCTTATTTCCTTCCACGGTTTGGCATATATCAAAGCTTGTGCAATATCGAATCCTTGAGCGCGGAGATTGGACTTCTCAAGCGTCTCAATCATATTGTCTTCGCTTTTCAGATCGATCACCTGCCCAAGAAGAACCAATGCCTTTCGTGGCGATCCATCGGCAACTTCTACGATCTTGTCTTTAACATCGTTTGGAAATACATCTTGAGCACCTTCTTCGCTCAAAACATATTCTATCAGCGAGTCCATATCTTTCGGCCGCACGTCTTTGAACTTGATGTGCGTACAGCGTGTGTGTATCTCTTTCCTCAGCCGTTGCGGGTCCGTGGTGCAAAGAATGAAGTACACCCAATACGGCGTATCCTCTAGCATCTTCAGCATTGCACCTTGGGCATCAGGTGTGAGTCGATGTGCTTCGTCGATCAGATAAATCTTGCACTCACTGTCCGGTCCTGGTGACTGCCGCATCCTAGAATCGATAGATCGAATGTCGTTGATGCCATTCTTATCAGCAGCGTTTATCTCATAGAAATCACGCTTGCCGCATTTGAGTTTCTTGCGCATGATTCTAGCAGCTGTGGTCTTGCCCGTACCTGACGGACCACTGAACAACATGGCGTGCGGCACTTTGCTTTTCTTGATAAAGGCACGCAGGACACGAACGACATCATCCTGCCCTATGATGTCGTTGAATTGCTTCGGGCGATACTGCTTGTAAAGTTCCATTACATTCCCTTATGGTATTTTATCAGCAAGTCGGTTGCTGTATCCCCATCCCAATACCGGATAACCTTATGGTTAAACACCAATCCTACCACTTTTCTGTAATGATTTGGGTTTTTGACAGCCTCAAGCAACCAATCCACCGCCTGATAGATGTTTGATCCTTTCGGTGGGTCGAGTAAATACATGCAAGAATCTAGAGTTTGTTTCATTTGCTGCACTCCGCAATAACTCGGGCGTGGTCGGGACCAACCCAACCTTCGGGTTTTTGGTACTTGCCGTATTCGTTGAGTGTTGCAACGCCTTCAGGAAACTTGCGATTGTTGGCATCACACACTTCTGTGAAGTGCGGAAGATCAGGAACGCCGCACATAAGCATAGTGTAGGCGGAAACGTAGGCAGTGTCGCAACAACCGTCGATCACATCCAAGAGTCGTTTCTGTTTTGCCTCTTCATCGGAAGAGTCTGGATTGACATATGGCATGAATGATATGCGACTTATGTCTACAAATGTGTCGTACAGATTATACTTGTCAAGACGAACCTGGAATCCAAGCGCTTTGATTGTCTCTAATGCTTCTTCGAGAATCAACTTGGCACCTAACATCCGAGTATCCATTATCGGCAATGTCGGTTTGTCAGGCATCGCCAACGACGTTTTGACTTTGGATGCAGCGCTGAGTGTGAAATAGCAGGACCGTCCAATCGGGTCGCTTAACTGATGTAACTTAATCACCATGTCTCCTAATACGGATTTTGAATTTTGGTTTCTTGATCTTCGTTACTCTGATCCATGCTTTTGGTTTGTACTTCACAACATGCACTTCCAACTCTCGCAGTTTGGCTACTCGAATCAAATGATCCAGCGGCGGGTGAGGATTGCCGTTGTGAAAGGCTATGAGCATGTCCGCTTGTTTAATCATTTCGATGTTGCGAACAAACTCAGCACGATCTTTGTGCTTCTCAGTGTTTAGATGATAGATGCGGTACAGATACCAATAATAGCCAAACCAATCGGCAGCAAGTTTGTCCCCCTTTTGATGAAAGCTGCCTATGAGTAGAATAGGATCACGAACGCCATCGGTGTAGGCTTCCAATCGTTTTGCCATCAGCGTCCAATTACCAAACGTCGGACTAGATGCTACTATGATTCGCTTGCGGCCTTTTTCTGATCGGAATGGAAGCATCGGTGGTGGGCGTGTTCCACGAAGATATGTGCCGTCATCTTTATTCATTTGCCTTTCCTTTTCTGAATCTCTCTGTATATGACTGCATTGGCTAAATTCAAACCAGAAAGATTTTCAATCAGGAATTGATTGAGGATAAATTCGTCATTCGGCGATGGTCCTAGATTGAGGCTTTTGCTTTTGCGAGACGAAACTCCCCAAACACCGTTGTGCAGATTGACGAAACCGGCAGACATTATTTTACATTTGTTCAGATGCAAAACCGCCGCAACGTGCGCATGGACTATATGCTCATCAAAGACAATTGGATGATGATATCCGGTGCTGTCATTATACCCGATAACGTATTTCATGGGCCGACCCTGCCGTTCTCTACAAATGCTTTGTAGGTAAGTGGCCATTCTCTTGAAAATATGTCTTCTACAATTCTAGCCGCCACTTCAATTTCATATAACGGATATGAAACGAATTTGGCTGTTTCGTCGTTGGTCCGCAAGGATAGAAAAGCCATTATTGATCTTGGATTGCATGTCACCCAGCCATTTACCGCATATGAAGCAAGGAAGCCAGAAGAATCCGCGTGTGTTTGCATACTGCCGTTCTTTGGCTCTTTCAGGCGTATGATCTCCATATCCCTTTGTAAATTTGCATAGGAATAGGAGCAGTCGTCTTTCGATCTCATCTGCTGACAATACATCTTCTGCCAATTGTTTGGCGAATTCTTTAGTTATCATGCGGCTTGCCACACTCCCTTCTTTCGGTTCCACACCTTTTTAGCATACCACGACTCCCCGCGCGGGGAGACTTCCGTCTCAGTCTCCATCGGAGCAATGATCCACTTCAATTCTCTCGGCAACCAGACTGTCATCACCCAATGGCAGTAAGTGAGAACGTCTTGCAGTTCATTGTGTGGGCATACGAATTGTGCCGAGTCATGAATCTCTCCAACCATCTTGCTTTTCATCTTGTACTTACGTAACCATTTGCTGATCTTGATTAGGCATTTCAACATGCAATGGAATGCCGGTCCTTGCACCGGATAGTTGATAACGTCATTCCGCTTCAGAAACGCATTAACGGCAAATCCAGTCTTCATCATGAATCCGCCGTCACGCAGATACTTGTCGTACCACGTTCGCTTCCATTCGTTGTAGACGGGGAACTCATCCTCCCATAAAGTCTTCTCTAATTGCTTTATATGATGCTCGAATGTGCCAGTTCTGGTGTTGATCTGCGGATCACACTTGCCTAGTTTGGTTATGCCTTTTCTTTCAAGATGATTCCTCAGCGATCTGCCTGTAGGATTCTTAGGGTCGTCGCCTTCTTTCATCAACCTCATACCATCCAGTACGTCCATCGAATTCCACAAGGCTTCGGCGCATTGGAAGTACACGGAGCCGTAGAACTGCGGGAATGTGAACATGTTCTTGGCGGCGTATCTGGCATTCTTGCTTATCTGATCTTCATCCGCCATGAATATGCGAGAGGCGAATTGCCTATGGTAGTCTACATTCTCATTGAGGTATTTGCCCATCGTTGGGTCTTTGTGATAGCAGTAAGAAATCTTGACTTCCAACTGCTCGAAATCGACCTCGACAAAGTACCACCCATCCGGCGGGATATAACACTTCCGAACCATTTCGGCAATTACTGGATTTCGCACCGGAATGTTTTGAAAGTTAGGAGCGTTGCAAGATGATCGAATTGTGATTACAGTGTTGAGATTGTACGATGGGTGGACGTACCAATCTTTATGATGCCTGATTAACTCTCGTTGGATGCCGGCGAAGTACGTGGCCTTTGTGTATTTCAGCCGTTCTATGTCTTGGAAGTCTTTCAGGAACGGTAATTCCGTCCTTAGTTTCTCCAGCACTGTCTTGTTAACTTGGCTGCCAAATTCGTCTTCGTTTTCCAATTCACTAGCAGTCTTAGGCAGATCATAACCCATCTTGTTCAGCACTTTTGCGAGTTCAACTCTGGTCGGAGAGGATCGTTTGCTGCCATACCGTTTGCGCCATCTTGGATAAACCTCTTTGTCCTTCTTCATCTTGTTGGTGAGGTCGTTAATCTTCTCGTCGATGTCTAGGATCGTGGCGTCGAGATAATCCTTATCTATTCTGACGCCGTTGTGTTCGATCTCCGACAAGACTAGAGTGCCTTCGTGAAGCAATTGGTATGCTTCCATCGTGGATGTGTATTTAGGCATTGTACCTCAAAATGGAATGATGTCGTCTTCGTGGTCTGGGCTGCCTTGTTTTTTATTACATTTACCGCAAGCCAATACACATGATCCGTCTATCCAATCTTTCATATATCGTCGGATTCGTCTGTGTCTGCTGGTTTTCCATGGCTTCCAATTGGTCTTTTTGGTATGATGAAATTCCAATTTCCAAGGACGCCGTTCTTGACAATAGGTGCACTTGCTGCCAATCAATAGAATCAGCAGTGTGCGCTGAACACTATACCGGCGATTGTCAGCGACTCTACTCATATTTCACCGGCATGTTTCAAGCACCTTTGTATTAGGCGATATGGACTGGCATTCCGTGGGAAGTTTTCGATCCTGCCTTTTCTATATACCCCTCTCTTACCGATGTACTTGCCAGCGTGAGATAGGACGTAGTTGTAATTGCCTAACTCTTTAGTGCCTGTTCCGTCATTGCTGATCTTCATAACACAAAGCATTCTATTCTTATCTTCACCATGAGCAGATACCAACTGGATTGTGACTAAGACCATAGTTTATGCTCCAAAGAGTTTCCAAATCGGACGCAGCAGATACAAATCCCATCCATTGCGCAGACACAGCATGAACAATGCCATGACCGCCATGATCAGACCGAGATAGCCAATTGCTTTACTATCTTCGCGGTCAGTGTTTTGCATGTAATCCTTTCTTGAATACTTCAAGTTCTGCTTTTCTACGATCTGCGGAAAGGGGTATCACTCTACCAATGCCTATCTGAGTAAGAATCAAGTGCGCTTCTCTAATAGCTAACGGCGATTCTAGACTGAATTCACACCGATCCACAACTTCCGTTGCATTGCTGCTAGGATCACCGAAAAGCAAAGTTAATGTACACCACAAAGCGTATCTAACTTGATCTTCTGTCATTGTCTTGATCTTATCCAAAGCCCTGAAAGCGATTTCTTGCTTGATGTCGGCAAAAGGAACAGTTGGTGTGTATATTTCGTTCATGTCATCATTCTCCCTTGAATAGTTTAGAGTTGTCTCCCTTCACGAAGAATACTGCCGTATTAGAAATCGCATGGACTGGAAATGTACAGCCATGGATGTTCATCAACAAGCCATTGCCTATAGGTTTGAATGGTCCGTGCGTTCTGCCGCGTTCGACATAATACACGAACTCGTGTATCGTATCTAACTCAGCCAAAGCGATTCGATCCACCACATGTTCAATTAGCAGAGTTTGCGCCATTTTCGATTTCCTCCAGTTGGTACATTGCTACTTGATACTCGTACAAACTATCGTAACCGTTGTATTGCAGCAAAGATGGCAAGTCTATCTGCTTGATCTTGTTCCACTCATTCCCGCCTTTCGTTTCCAGATACGGCTCGATGTGGGCACTGTAATCGTTTACGCCAAGCCGGACGAATGCTTGGAATTTGAGGCTGGTTATTTTGCCACGAGAATCTAACGTATGAGCCATGAGCATCGTATCCAAATACCATCCTTTGACTTCGATGTCCAGAATCCGCTTGCACCAGCGATGCTCGTGTTTGATGTTCGATCCGATCTTTTTGATCTTAGGATTCTTGAGGATGCGCTTCATCGCAGCAACAACCGAACCATACCACGGAAAGGCAATCGTCCATATTCCATTCTTACAAACAGAGCAGCTGACTATGTATGATCCGTCTCGATCTGGCTTCAGCGGGTTGGATTCAAAGTCGAAGGCAATCGTATCGCCGTCTTTTATTCTGTGCAGCCATCTAGTTGCTTTGTCGGCGTCAATGATGATCTTGATCTCATCGTTCGGGCGTTCTGCATATGGCCGCTCATTCAGTGCGACAGCAGCTTGCAAGTCTTGCGAGAACATCCTACTAACAACCCGATTGTCCATATGTTCAATATAGGACGGATGGAATGTAGGACAAATCCAAGTGTTCAAGTCCCTATGCGGAATCCGCCAGCCACGCCATCGTGTTATGCCTCCGATTGATCGCCTCCAATACTTGCCGATTAGAGATTTGACGGCATTACCTCCAAGCAGAATTATGACTGTCGGATTCAACTCTTGAATAGTTTTGATCAGAGTAGGTCGGCAGTAACCGATCAATTTATCATTTGGCGTTTCGTTGTTAGGCGGCCGACAGATGTTGGCGTTTGTGGTCCAGCAATCCTTACGCATGTCGATGTCGTGACTGGCAAGAACGCGCTGCAAAGTCTTTCCGGTTTTGCCGGTGAATTGGATTCCATCCCTGTCTTCCTGCTCTCCCGGCGCTTCGCCGACTATCAGGATTCCCTTCCGGCCCTTGCCGTGTGGTTCCATCTTTGGAGATTTGCATGTGCGGTACAAACCGCATTTGCCGCACTTAGGTATGCCGGAGGATGTTTGCCCTATCACAGTCAAGCTAGTCTTCGGCACGAACATCAATTTTCTCCCGCCAATCCGTTTTATGTCCCATTCTAACGTCAGTTTCGATTTCTTCCAAGACGGCACTTTTAGTTTCAATGCCGTCAACGTAGTCAGAATTTGGCATAGGTCGGTTGTAATAATCCCTGCTGTCTTCGGCTGCTCTTTTGTTTGTGAAGATACCAAGCAGCATATATCCGTCATAGTCATTCTCGAACACAATCCATACTTTCATTTCACTCTCTCCATTTGTCTGACGGCGGTGTTTTTGTTGTGTATGAAATGTTGGCTATGCAGTTATGATCATTTGCTCGTTTCACCAATTCCAATTCCAAAACACTCGTTGGAAATCTTGCCAACATTCCGGCTTTGCGTTCTTCCAACATGGCAATGAACGGCTCTTGATCTTCTGGTTTCATGGACGGATGGAAGAATGCTGTGAATCCTTCACGATCTGAGTGGGCTGAATATGCTGAAATGGTTTTGATTTCTCTGTGACTAAACTCGGCAATGAACTTCCAAATCAAATCACAGATTCCTCGTTCTGTGAACAAATCTGCCAGTCCATTAGGCACGTAATAACACAAAGCCTTCCTTGGTTCCGTACCAGGCATGTTGATGAATTCGTAACTCACGCCACCGCCAAAAATAAATTCTTCGATTCTTTCACCGACGACTCGTGATGCTGGTCCTATTTCCTTGCTGATCTCTTCGTCTGAATGATCGCTCATGTTATTGCTCCTTTGCATTCTCAAAGCCACAAGTTTTTGAAACCCGTATGCCTATCTGTTTTGATCCAAACCACTTCCTGACTCTTTTTGCTGACTCCGCCTTTCTTGACAGTTGCATTCAGTTTCTTCAAAGGTCGGAACGGCAGCCAATCAGCGTCTCTGCCCTCACATACTATAACCTGCCCCTTTCTTCTACGGCACCAATCACCTAGATGATCGAAGTCGATCTTATTGTGTTTGTAATGACGGCCTGCTGGATTCTGATAAGGCGGGTCGATGTACCATGATGCTTCTCTGTTATGACACAATTTGTATGAGGCATGATATACTTTCCAATGCCTAATGTATTTGAGTTGATGAGCGATCATGCCTCTGACATAATCACCCCAATAGAAATTCTGACCGGACAATCTATTCTTCATCCAAGGCGTAGGTTTGCTTCTAGGAGAAGACCCGCCTCTGCCCAACCAGAATCCGATCAGCCACAACGCTTCTTGCGGCGCTCGAACGTCGTCAACGCATTCGATTGTCTTTGGCAATGCTCTTATTTCACTTGCCTTGACGTGAATCAGATAATGCCAAATGCCGTATATGATCGGATCAATGTCGAATAGCACTACATTACGACGAAAGTTGTTGACGGAGTATCCAGCTGCTCCGGCAAACGGCTCTACGATTGTAGAATGCAGTGGGGATGGATATAGCCTTTGTCTACACGCCTGATATTTAGAACCGTAAAAGCTGAAAAACGGCCGAAGAAACACGGCATTATCTCCATTCTATTTTTGGATTGGCAGTCCCGTCCGCTGCCGCCCCACTTTCACGAGCGCGGCGGAGAGGGCGGCGTGCGCGACTGGTTCGGAGGCGAAAGACTCCCACCGATTTAACTGATATTTGACTCTTGACAATCCATTGAACAAATCTCTTGGAATGTTTGCAGTCGCTGGTACAGATTGGCTATGGTTTCCACGCTCATGGTCATACCAGCAATATCCGCCGCCGTTCCAATACGGCCTCTTGTCCGACAGCGTCACCCGCTCCACCGGCACCCGCCTGAAGATCGCCTCCGCGTGCCGTTCGAAATCGTCGGCGGAGAGGGTAATTGCTGAGATGTAGCCGCGTGAATATTCAACCCAAGATGGTCCGCTTTCTCTGTCCAATCGTACCTCAAAACTATCGTCATTCCGATACCCGCACGGCTTCTTAAGATCATCCATCGTCCAGCGCTCGCCGTGAGTGTCCAAGAGTCCACGCGAACGTGCTTCTAACTCCAATCTTCGGTCGGCATACTTAACGTTGCTTTGCGTGACTGTGCCGCCGTAGACGGAATCTTCGTAAGTGATCATGCCGTACTCGTGGTCCGGCGTTCTAGCCAGCTCCACCCCCACGCGAATAAACTCGGCCCGTTCCGCCAAGCCGTTCGACACGCGGCCGGAGCAGGAGCACTTAGGGCAAAATTGGTGCGAGTGTTCTTCCCAAACGCTGAGAGTTCCTCCCTCGCACCGCTCGCACTCAACCTCCCTGGCGTGCTCTTGCAGCCAATCCGCCATGACGAGCCGCGGCGCATCATCGCGCGGCGCTTCGAGGATCGCTCGGAGAAGGGCGTCGCAGTCGGAGGAGATGGCGGTCATGCTGGCTTCGCTCCGAATATAACGACCTCAACAGGTTTGCCGCGTTTCTTCATCTCGTCGATCATGTTTTTGCTGCCGCGACTCTTGCCGTCCCAAATCACAACCGCGGCATCGGCGTAGTCTGCCATCTCGCGATTGCGAATCGGTCCTGCCGCCTTGCCGTGTTTCTTCCAGTCGGCATCGAACCGCTTCACCGGGACGCCGTAGACTATGGCCCAATCTTCGCCGGCCATGTCCGGTCCGGCGCATCCGCCTGATACAATCTCATCGATTTCCCAGCGCTTGTTGATGAGTTGGTCGATCACAAACGCCAAGCAATCAAGGACGTGCTTGGGCGCATCTCGCGAACCAGCAATGATGACTTTCACCCCGCCCTCCCTTCGTCGCGGATCACGTCCACACATGCCTACATTTTGGACACGGCGACGGATACTCGGTCGATTCAAAAAGATGGTCACACTTCGAACATCGGCAAGGATGCGACGCCGGCTTTGGTTTGCTTTCCTCACGCTGCCACGCTGCGCCGGCGAGGAAGGCCAACCTCAACCCTTTGTGGTACGGCTGCACGTCGGTCTGGTTGTCGGCGTATTCCTTCGCCGCCTGTTCCGCTGGCGTCATGTTCGCTTCTCCTCTCTATGCACAGATTCTCGGCACTCCGCACAAAACAAATCATCTTTTGCCGCCGGCATTCCGCACTTATGGCACGGCTCCCACACGAACCCGCATTCGCCGCAACGATACTCATGATCGAAATGGACGCCGCTACGGCGGTGGGCGTTCGGCGATTTGCACTTCGGGCAGGTCATGATGTCGTATCCGGGAATGCGGCGAGGGCGGCACGAATGCTCTCAAACGCCTCTTGCCGATCCTTAATGATTTCCAGGCAACACCCGCAGTCCGGTTTGCACGGTGCCATCTTGGACGCCTCATCCAAGAGCGGTTCGGCAAGTCTCGCCGCCGCCACCAACTTCGTCACCGCGTCTTCAGGAATCGGTTCGTCGCTAGTTGCAATCCGAACGTGGATCGGTTTATCTTTTTGCTCACCAAAATCCGGGTAGTAGCGATACAAAGCCGACGGATCGGGCTTCCAGCCGTCCGGCTCAAATGGATCGCTCCGACCACACATGTCGTAATAATCCGGTTCACGCTTTTCGAGTCTTCTATATGTTTCAAGGTCAACCTCAAAACAGAAACATTCCATGTCGCCTGATTGTTGGCCAACGAATTCGATTCGATGCTCGCTCACGTCTCGCTCCCGGCCCGAGGCCGATGGTTAGTTGCAAACACAGTCCCCTTTGTCCTCGCCGCACCCCTGGCAAATTGAGGTGTTCTCAGCGGTCTTTTCCCATCGCTCGACCTCCGCCTTCGCCTCGGCGAGTTGTGCGGCGAGCGAGTCGCAATCTTTTTCTGACTTCGTAAGACGTTCCTCCATTAAAACAACTCGATCAACTAATCTATCACGCTCTTTCAATCGCTCGCCCCGCTCCTTCCGCTCGCGGACGAGACGGTCGTATATATCACGTCGGACCTGAACCCAAAAAGCGTGGTGTGGTGCTTGATGCTGCTCCACTTCCCGCTCGAACTCATCGGCTGTCATGTCGTCGATGGTCACGGCGTCTCCTTCAGTTCGATGCCTAACGATTTGCAGAGATGACGAAGATGGCCGCGAGTTCTGTACTCTCTTTGGAACGTGACAACGATCTCGTCCGGGCTGGCGAGCCAAACGTGCCAGTCCTTGGTTTTCTCTACTTGTCCGACCCACAAGTTTTCTGGTGGATCGCAGTACGTCCAATAGGCAACGTCGCCATTCGTGTCGTCCTTACTGAATTCAATTGAGAGCAGGAACGCCTCATCAATCGCCTCCCCGTCGTCCGCCATCGTCATTTCGAGCCAGCGGCAAGCGGCTTCGTGAACGTAAGCATCGTGTGTCGAATGCTCCAGAGAACTTTTAACTCGCTCTCGCAGTTCGGCGTCGGTCATGACGTCACCTTTCGTTTCTCGGCGTCTTCCAAATGGACTCGGATCATCCGCTCGTGGATCGACTGACAAATCCGTCGGCGCTTTGCGAACGACCAGCGGTAGCAGCGCCACACGCGGTCGTGGAGATGGAGCAGGTCGAGCCATGATTTCATCCCTTCGTCTCCTTGCCCGCCGCGGCGAGTGGTTAGTCATCTTGGGTATTTCCATCTTCCGCTGTAGGCTTTCCGGCATTCCTTACACGCTGGCCAACAGCGATTCGTACCACAAATCTGCACGACAACCATCTTTGGCTTTTTCTGTTCGCAGAAACAACATACGGTTGAGTCTGGTGGATCGCTTAGTCGTCCGCTTTGGCTGCGGCCCTTATGCTTACGAGTTCGTGGCATTGTTCCCTCCCTTCGCGGCCGCGAGCACACGATTAGGATTACGGTCAACCAATATCGCCGTTAGAAACAGGTTTCCGACGGTACGACCGATATTGTGTTTTTCTAGCGGCGAGAACATCTCGTCTCGCATGATATCCTCGATAATTTCAGCGCACCTAGCACGACACGCTTCGTATCCGGCTTCATAGCCGACCCATCTTCGTATTAATCGAATCATGTTGTCCCCTTCGCGAGCACGGCGGCGGCATGGCGAATCTTTTCAACGACATCGTATATCTGCTTCCTAAGAGACGGGCAAATGTCACGAATCTGACCTTGCGCCTGTTCGCTGGCGACAATCACTTCAAGCGGAATCGCAGCTTCGACAGCGATTCCGGCTAATCCTTTTTCGCTCTCCCGGCACGCCGCCAGTTGCGTTTCGAGGTCTGCCAGTCTCGGGTTCTTTCGATTCACAGCGTTGAGACACCGATCGCACAAAGTCAGGACGCCGTTTGGCACGTGGACGCTAGTCAATTCAACTTTGCCAGTTCCGTGACATCCTTCGCAGCGTCCCATGCCACCTCGCTTGATTGCCTCCAATTCCGCCCGTGCCGCGGCGAGGTCGGACTTATATTTTCTGACGTGCAATCGCACTGATTCTTCTGCCACCGTCGGAAGAAATGGTTCGCCATCAGGCTCGTCGCCTTCGGCCAGTATTGTAATTCTCGCAAGAGTTTCCACGAGTGACCTATTCAACCGCTCGTTCTCCTCCCGCAGCCGCAGGCACTCGTCGGCGAGACGGGGGAGATCGGTGCGAGCGGAATCAATCCACTTGTCTGGATACCGCTCGGCAAAGATGAAGTTATCCATCGATTTCCATTCCGCCTTCATCGCCTCGATTTCCGCCGTCGATAGGTTGGTCATGGTCGAAGCTCCATTTGTTTGAGTGCTTTATCCTTGGTTAAAAGCATAGCTAAGACAAAAGCATGCCCCATTTTTTTGTTCGGTTCGTTCAAAACATCAATGAGCGACATATTCAATTCACGATGATCGTAAGCATCGTAATCCAGCAGAATCAATTCGCCTTCCTTTTCGTACAACTCTTGTAATTTGGCGAATGTCCTGGTCTTTTGCACGGCCTCGGCATACAGGGGTCCGTAGATAGTTTTTCTCGCACTAATGTATCCCAGCAAATGAAACTTGAAACCATCCCACCAGACTGACCCTAGCGGTTTTCTATTCCTTCCCATCGGATATCGCACGGCGTTTGGATTCTGCCAACCCTGATGTGCCCAATCCCAATACGCTTCTGTGAACGCTAGCCCATCAGCATGTACTTCGTACAGCTTGGAATACTGCCAAGCGTTTTCCATGATTCGCGACCATTCATTCTTGTACAACTTGCATGGCCCAAGATGGAATGGACTGAGTTCTCGGTACTGCTTTGATTTTGATACGGTCGGGATCACTGGGCACTTTGCCCTTATATACGATTGCCGGTTCCACAATGGCAGCACTCGAATCATTTCTTTTTCCTTTCTCGATTGAGTCTCTTGAGGCACTCGAAATAAAAATATTCAGCGAGGGCCTTGCCAAATCTGGTATTCTCCGCTCGCCTTTTTTTGTAGCGTTCCAACTCTTTTGCATCTTTGTTGGCATCACTCATTCCATTTTTCCTTTCGCGTTTCGGCACCGGCGAGAAAGATTCGCCAGTAAATTGGAATCAAGGCAAGGACTGTTGTCTTCTCTGGATAGACGTCCGTTTCTTTGTGGTAAGCTTCCCTGAATGCCGGCCACATAGGATGATTTTTCATCGCATCAATCGCCTTCGTCTGTGCTTCCTCCAGCGTTACTTCCTTCTTCTCGTTGTTTTCCATCAGACAACTCCAAACTTGCCACGAATTTCCATTTTCCCCCGTCGATCATCATGGCAGTTTTCGACAGGATACACTCATTATGCTTCTTTACAATTTCACTTAGCAGCGTAGGGCCGATGAAGAATATTAGTTTCTTGCCAGAGTAATTCAGCTTCTTCTTTTCCCGATGTCCGCCAGACACACCATCAGCTTCCAACCACAACTTGCCATTTGGTCGGATCGTGATTTTTACCCAATCATGTTCATTCTGCTGGGAGAAGTATTTGGCTTTATCACACGCTTCGACCAATCCTTTTGGCAGTGCTGTCTTTTTGCCTTCAATGTCAAAGTATGGCGACCAGTTTGGATATTGCTCGTACCACAGTCGGCAAGACATGCTAACATCGGCGTTGCGGAAATGCAGCCAGGTTTTGGTGACAGCCATTTCTGTTGGTGCGAATGGAATGATGTGCTTGAGCGCATTTCGTTTGATGCAGACTGATTTTTTCAATCCGGTTTTTAGCCGGTATCTTGTTATCTGATCGTTGTCGCCGGCTTCAATCCATTTGGGGTGAATGTTGATGCAAGTGAGTGCAAACGATTCATCCTCTTTCTTGCTGGCACATTCTTGAACAAGCGCAACAGCCTCGGTGAATTCCGGATTGATCTTTTGCCAATTATCCTTGTCCGGCAAATCCACATTGTCTATACCTAGGGTAATCTCTTGATCCAGAGCAATCCAAGACTCTCGGCCTTTGCCTTGAATGTACATCCTGCTTTTGGTTAATCGAATCTGGATGTACTCTTCTTTGTACTTACTCAACATGGCAAATATCGGACCAGCAGAAACAGCCGCAGTCACACTAGTTGGTAGTTTGGATTTGGTGATGCAAGCGACCTCATCATTGTAGGTATACACCTTGCCCTTTTTGAAGACAAGGCAATTGGATTGATCGACCACTTCTGTAGGCGTCAATCCAGGCTGCACGATCTCCATTCGCCGAAGGAAATCTTCACGGTTTAGTTTTATTGGCATTTTGTGTCCTCTGTGGTTAATCCTCCGCGAATTGATCGAACCCTTCCTTCTCGCAAAAGAACCGTTTCACCGACACGGTACAGTCCTTATCGCCTTTGTCGAAGTCATCACCGTCGCTTACAAGCTTACGTGGAACCCAATATCCTCTGCCATTGCTTTTCAAAATCATTCTGATTGCCTTTTTGGATGTCGCTTCGATTTCGGTAACATCGAAGTGACACCATTCGGATGAATTGCCTTTAGCGACTTTCTTTTTGATAGGAGCCTGCGCGGATTCTTTGGGTTTCGATATCATGCCTTGAAAGAATCCATATATCATGTCTGGATCATGCTTCTCGATCTTGAGAGTAATCGCCGATCCTTCGTGATCGTGGCATTTCAGATAGTCGTAAACAGCAGACGCATCCGCTGATTTGAATTCCATTACACTATCATCAACGCAATTGATTGTGATTGTATAACTGTCCATTTATCCTCCCCATTTGGCATTTGCAATATCCCATCCCAATTCGCTGGCAAAGACAGTGCAGTTATTCATAATCATTTCAAACGACAATCGGTTGTTCGGATTCTTCTCCGACCGGCTTTCGTATTCAGGCGACTCGAACATAGCTGCCAAACTAAGAAAGAAATCAGGCAAAGTCATGGCGGTTGTTGGGATATAAGGCACAGCAGAATCACCATAATGTATTTCCAAATCAGTCATGTATGATACTTGAGTCGGCGTTTCTTTTGGCGGGATCGGTGGTATAGCTGGAACTCCTTCGTTTTGGTTTGGCATGATATGTGTGTGGTAAGAGATGTGGGCGATGGTTGCGTATCAGACAAACAGGGCTTCGGCAAGTCGTCTGTACACTTCCCGGATTTTTGGGACGTTGATGTTTGCTTTTTCAAACTGATCTTTAAGTACCACGTCGAGTTCTTTCAGCTCCTCCATTTTCTTCATCAGCCTTTTTACCTCACTCATGTTCGATTCGATTCTAGCTTCAAAATACTCCATTGCCAGTTTCGGCGTTGGTCGGACAAACGCGTCTTCCGAGACGTGTACATAGGTGTGCATCAGTTCGATTGCCTTGCAAGCAATCTGTGAATCATAGGTTTCCATAGCGATACTCCATGTTGAGGGGTTTAGATTTATATCGGGTCGAACGAGAAAGGGCCGGAAACGGACGTATATCGACCGTTCCGGCACGATCTATTCACGGACTGAGGGGTTGACTACTTCCGCGGGTTGGCTCGCGGTGGCGGTCGCTTGACCACAACTTTCTTTTCTTCCGGTGGTTTCTTTGCTTCCTTGGTAGGTTCTACTTCTTCCTCTTCTTCCTCTTCTTCCTCATCCTCATCCTCATCTTCGTCGTCTGCTTCGTCTTCCTCTTCGTCCTCTTCGCTTTCTTCGTCGTCTTCTACCTGCTCCGTTTCATCTGTCTCTTTGTCTTTCTCATCGCCGCCACCACCTCCGACAAAACGCTCATTGTACGCCATTAGTATGTAATCGGCGATATCCGCTGCTTCCGGCCCTGTGCGTCCGGCATTCACAGCTGACGAGGCAGCATTATACCACACGCCTGCATATCCGCTGTGATCACATTCTTCAGCGATCTCTTCTTCTGATTCCGGCTTCTGCTTTTTGACTTTTACATTGCTCATAACATGAATCTCCTAAAGGAAATGAAAACAACGGGCGGACCAGAACAACTGGTCCGCCCATGTCGTCGCGGATGGCGGGTTTATTCGTCGTCTTCGCTCTTCTGCTTCTTCTTCGTACCACGCCACTTTTTCATTCCTGTCGGAATCTTGCCTTCGCCGACGATCATCCAACCCTCTTCCCGACTACCTTGGACCCACACCCCGCCTTTGAAGAACCGTGTCGGCACCTGGCTACGGAATGTAATCATCATACCATCAATGTCGCGATCTGGAAACTTATTCTCTAGCGCGGCCTTGATTTTCTTCTCTTTCATCAAAGTGCCGGCCTCGCCAGCCTTCTTCAGCAAGTTTCGGAAGTAGCCGATCACGCCGCCAGACTTGCCACCAGCCCGGCCCAGCTTCTTCTTCTTTTTCTTCTTCGGTTCATCGTCGTCGTCATCGTCGTCATCGTCTGCCTTCTTCTTTTTGCCTTTCTTCTTCTTGGTAGGCTTCTCGTCTTCGTCATCATCATCGTCTTCATCGTCTTCGCCATCATTTCCATCATCGTCTTCGTCATCGTCATCGTCGTCTTCATCCTTTGCCGGTTTCTTCTTTGCCTTCTTTTTTGCCGGCTTTTCTTCCTCTTCGTCATCTTCATCGTCGGCATCGTCATCGTCATCGGCGTCGTCATCGTCGTCATCGTCATCATCTTCATCCGCTGCCTTCTTGCCTTTCTTCTTCTTGGCAGGCTTCTCGTCGTCCTCATCATCTGCATCTTCATCGCCATCCTCATCTTCTTCGGCATCATCTTCATCCTCATCATCGTCATCATCTTCTTCGTCGTCATCTTTTGCTTTCTTTTTCTTCTTCGGCTTGTCATCGTCGTCCTTGCCTTCGATGATCTCGATCTCGTCCTCATCCTTCATTGCCTTCTTCAGCTGCTTGTACAGCTTTTGCAAATCCTCGTCTTCGATGCCGGCGGCCGTGTCCTTGTCGATCAGCTCTGCCATGTCGCCGACTTTCGACGCCATCTTGTCGGCATCCCACTTCGCCGCGTTGCCGTAGCCACAGGCTTGGAACAACTCGCGAAGCTTGCTCAGTTTGACCTTCATCATTTAGAACTCCTAAAAACGGAACATTGAAGCAGGGCGAACAGTTGCGAGAAACGCTCTCGCAATTCGGTACTCAGGACATATCGGGTTGGCTAAAACCGACAGTCTGAGAATTTTTTGTTGCTGTGTTTAGCCATTATAATACGCTTCTCATGCACGGGTTGCCGATAGCCAAACAGCCAGCAATTGTAACGTATCGTCTTGGCGAATTGAATCCTTCGCGGCGAACAGGAAAATTCAGCCTGAATATTCCTGCCTCTTTTTCTTCATCGTCTTGATTTATGCCGATAGCTGCCGTGACGTGCGCCCACTTACGGTGGTCTTCGCTGAAATTTTTCATACTGATCAGTTTAGCATCATAGCTATCAGCATCGGATTGTGTGGCAGTAACTACACAGCAATGCAATTCTTGAGACAGACCCCGCATGGCGATCCACGATTCATTGATCTGATCCCGTTTATCTGCTTTGCGGTCTATTGGAGCCAGAATATCGGCGTAGTCAATCACAACGATATCCGGCACCCATTGTTCATGTTCTTCCCAATCTCGAATAATGCTTCGGATTTGTGGGACATTGATGCTTCCACTTGGATGAACGCTGAGTTTGATTGATCCAGGAGCATATTTCTTTTTTGCTCGATTGTATGCTTTCCGTCCTTCTTTGAAAGTTAGAGGCATTTCGCAATGCCTGTCCTCATATTGAATCTCCGGCATCCCATCTTCCACTTTGGTTATTTTGATCGGGACTCGATACGAACCCTCCTTCCATGGACGTTTTGCCGCTCGTACAACAAACCGACGTTCGATCTGTGACTGACTCATATCGCCTACTTGGAACATGGCGACATTTCTGCGTTGCTCGAACCCCCTCCATGAGACATCAAGCAGACAATGACTTTTGCCTCGCTTCTCAGGTCCGATGAACATAACGAATCCATCCCGCTCGATTACATCGCCAATAAAGTCACCGGCAGCCATAGGATATTCTAGGATCGGCTCCTTCTTGGACTCGAATGCTTTCTCCAATGCTGAGAAGTCGGACAGCAAATCAATCCCATGACCCATGCCCAATTGTATCTTGTTGAAAGACTTCATTCGCTGCACGGCTTTTTCCACATCGCCGGCCTCAAGATCGTCCTCCATATCCTTGGCGGTCATGCCTACTAGCGCTTTGTTGAAATGCTCACCAGCACGGTCGATGATGTAATCTTCGTTGAGTCCTCGCTTTCGTTGCTTGTACTCACCGTTCAGATGATTCAGGAATCGTTCTACCATATCCACGGTATCAGCATCCCTTTCTTTCGCTCCGGCCCAATCTCGAAAAAGCGATTCGATCATAGGTCCGGGCGGTTTCTTGTACTTACTATAGTACGAGACACACCACCCGGCTATGAGGTTCGCCCATTTTGATTCAAAAAACCCGCCTTTTTCCCAATGGGCGGAGATTTTGGATAAAACGTAACGACTTACGATCATTGCAACTAAGATCGTTCGTTCGATATTTCCGCTTTTCTTCTCAACAACGCGCATTGATGCACTCCATTACTGAAACCTACGAAGCCTTCTCCAAATCAAATCAACATATTTCTTGTTGATTTCTATTCCTACAAAACGTCTACCTTCTAAAGCACAAGCTTCTAAAGTAGAACCACTGCCAGCAAATGGATCAAGCACAAGCCCGTCGCTTGGGCATATACTTCTGACTATTTTTCTCATCAGCGCAATAGGCTTTTGGGTTGGATGTCCGTTTTTCCCTGGCTGACCAAACCGCATAGAATCATAAGTAAACACGTTAGATCGTTTTCTATTTTTATCTCCAAACCAAGGATTGCCCCTGTACCCATAAAATGCCAGTTCAAACCCGGATGGCCACCAATTGCCTTTTCCAGCTGGTGGTGGGCATTTTTTGATCCACGCTGCTGGTTTAACTGTAAACCCATGATCTCTAACAACCGGAATCAATTGTCCTATAATGTCTATGCTTGTAAATACAAATATAGAGGCAGTTGGTTTACACAAATTGAGAGATAAAGACAAAGCATCTGATACCATTTGACTCGTATCCTCATCATCCCACTCGAACTCTAACGTCCTTGTGCCTTTGCTGTTCTTGTTTATTCCAAACTTGTTTACGATGCCATATGGAGGGTCCGTGATTATAGAATCAAAGGTGTTTGATTTTATATCCTGCAAAACGGACAGGCAATCACCTTGGATTACTTTGCTATGTTTCAGACTCTTAGGCTCAGTCGTCATTTTTAAGAAACTCATTTATCCTCTCCATGTATGTCTTCCAATGTTGCAGCGAGCCAGAAAAGTCGTTAGATAGCTTTTTGCCGATCTCTTGGAAGAATGGATGATCCTTGCTGAACGCGTCTTTCACTAGATCACCGTTCCAATCTTTCCATTTTGCTCTGCGTTTGTGAATGTAGATCGTGAACCATCGCATGATGAACGATTTGGCGTTATGCAGTTCGGTACTCATCGTCATCCAAAAAGAACACAGCGAGATATTGGCACTTTTGTTCCTAGACAATTTCTCCAACTCTTTTCCGTACTCCGAATGGGCTTTGTGCAACTTCACGAAGTTGTCCAGCGACAGCTGCACAGCTATTGGTAGTTTGGCATCTGATCCTTTTGGCCAGTTCACATTCCGGCAATTACCGGCGATCTCTTTGGCAAGATCGGAGATTGTCAGTTGGGGGTTGCGCTTCTGATCTCGCAACATAGCCCTTTCTATGGCTTCAAACTTCTCACGGAAGCCTTTGGCTGAATAAGCTTGTGGGATATACTCCTCACCTAGATGGAGCAGATACCAATCCAGCACTTTGCGTATGTGTTTCTTTTTTAAGCCGTCAACGGATCGAAGTTTGGCAAAGTCTCGTGCCCATACTTTTGGATAAATGGGACGCATTACTTTTCTTTGCTTTCTTACTACATCTGCCAAGCGATGGGAACATTTCAGATTGAATGGTGATATGTTAGGTTTCGGCATATCAACAAATCCCATAAAATCCTTTCCGTGGTGATTCGCCAGAATCACCACTTATTCTGGTTGTTTCTTCTTATATTACTTCTGGTATATAGATTACTCAGAAGTCAGTTGTACAGATTACTCACTTTCCAGTAATCTGTACAACTGAGAAGTAAGTAAACTGAGGCAGGCATTAATCACCATCATCTTCTAGTTCTTCGATCAATTTTTGTTTCAAAGCCTTGCGTTCGTTTTTGTGCATTCTTCTTTTTTGCTCGTCTATGTGCTCTACTGCCTCAGTAACAAGATCATTGATCTTATCAACCATCAATTTGAAATGTCGTTTTGCTGGAATCCCTCGTCTTTCCTTTTGTATGATCCGTTTTTTGATTAGGCTGTTTATTACTCTTTGCTGGACATTTCTATCCATGCCGGTATCAATCTCCATATCTTCCATTGTGTAATAGAACCAGCCATTAGGAATACGCTCTCTTGCTATTAGTCTATCCGCTTTGTCGAATAGGGCTGACAGAGCGATGGCTTCATCCCTGTTAAGGAAATGAAGAAAAGGTCTTGGCAATTGAATCCACTGCCCTGGAGCGTATGCTGATACTATTTTTCTATAGAACGACATTTCGTCTGATTTCATGCCTTTTGATGTGATACTTGCAGTTACTTTGTTTTTCATTTGAGCATTTTCCTAATTTGTTTGATCTCGGATTTGGATGCCGAGTTTGCATCTTTGCCTGTTTCAAATTGCAAGATCGTCGTCTTTCCAGGGAACACAGCCAGATCATCGGCAAGTTTGTTGGCTCTCTTCTGTGCCTCACGTTCACTGTCGAAGCAGATGTATCTCACAGGATACTTGGCGATCCTGGCAACTTGAGCATCTCCCATCAAACCAGTCCCACACGTTGCTACTGCCCCAGGTCCTATGCTCCAGACATCCAACGGACCTTCAACGACACATATCGAATGCCGTGCGTAGTCTTCGCCGTACAGCAGTTTCTTGTGATGAATCTTTTCTTCAATCAGCTTGGCAGAGTAGTATCGAGGTTCTACGTTCTCGCTGATCGATCTAGTCGTCCAGCTGACGACCTCGCCGTTGAGATGAATCGGGATGAAGATACGCCAAGCCAGTCTAGTCGATAAGGCAATGCCTTGAATTCCCCACAATCGAACGATCTCGTTTGGGTTGAACTTTCGGCTTCTTAGATACCGTTTGTGCGATTCTTCTAACTTGCCGACTTCGGAAGGTATCTTCAGCGTACCTATAATCTGTTCATGTTTCGTTGTGCGTCTGTCGGCTTGTTCCAATATCTGCCATACATCCCGCTTCTGTGTGGATGATAACATCGACAGCGCTTCAGTCAGACTATGCCGACCACAACTCCAGCAGTTGCAGTAGAAGTGTTGCTCATTGATGCCTAAGCGCCATCGCTGTGTGTCTGGTGAGCAGTAAGGACAGTCAGTTTGAATCCAGCCTTCGCGGCAATGATGATGATCTTCGGGAGCGGTTGGGATGTTCAACTCGTCAAGAATCTCGATTAGAGTCATTTGTTGCTCCTCATCGTTTCAGGAAGCACATAATTAGGTTTTTGGTTATCAATGTCATGAGTATAACCCAAACGCAAATCCACAATGGATGCTGACCTCCATAAGCTTCGGCTGTTACTGCTACTGCAAAAGCAGTAACTAACACGATTGATGCGACTATGATCCAGAATATCATTTGTTGCTCCTCATTCTGTTTGTTTTGACTTCTGGCAGATAGGCTCGAATGATTTCCGGGTTCCTGCAATACATAAGCATCATGGCACCCATAATGCTTGTCATTTCAGTGCCTCTCTGCTCTGTCATTCCTTTGAATTTCTCTTTCGTTGCTGGTCGTAAGTTTCGGACAAAGAATCTGCACTGCTTCTTCTTCCTTCGATTGTCGGGTGTTCCTATCGCAAGCAGGCCGGCGTTATATAGACTTTGCTCAAATTGTTCTGGATTGCTGCAGTATAACATCATTAAACACTCAACAACGTCGGCAATCTTTTCGTTCCGCTTCGCTGTGAGGTTTGTGAATTTTCGTCTGGTCATTCTACGCAGCCTGAGGAAGTACAGAAAGCCGTTCAGCTTTCTGCGTTTGCCTTGTCGTTTTGATTTACTCTCGGTGTAGAGAGGATCATAAGCAACTTCACTCATATCACTTTCTCCGCTTGATTTTTCTGCCAGTGAGCATTGTAAACAGTTTCTTTGCATTCTCGTTGATTCGTCGTTCTGCCGTATCAATATCCTCATCCACGCTCTGTTGCCTGACTTTCATTTCTTTGTCAGTTTCGCCGACACAACGTAGATCGTTTGGGTATGATTGCATTTGCTGCAATCCACTTATAATTTCCAATGTCTCAGCGAGAAGTTGATACGCTTCTGCGATTTGACTGCCAGTGCATTTGCAATTAGCGTTACCCATGAATATCTGCTTCATTTGTGTCTCCGCTTGAGCAATCGACGTTCGAGTGCATCATATATGCTCTCGTTATCTGCTATGGCTTTATGCTTACCATCCAACGTACTATCTGCGATCCTTTGCTTCTTCTGTAGGATTTTGCATTTATCCTCTTCGATAGTGTCTTGAGCGACGTGCCAGTATATCAGCACCTTTTGTCCTTTGATTCCTCGACCGATTCCATGGACTCTATCAATTGCCTGATTGTGATCAGCCGCTGTCCATCCAGTTTCAAAGAATGCAACCG